AACAATTGGTTGAAACATACCGTCGATTATTTGGTGGGGATGGTGAGCCGGATGGACGTGAAGGAGGCGGTGGACAATAACACCTACGATGAGCTATTGACCAACAATTTGGTGTTTTTGAATCTGGTGGACGGGTCGGCCATCAATACCCTGATCGAGTGTGTGGTACGTAATACCCCCATTTTTATCAACCGCCACCCCGCGGTCGTCGAAGTTCTCGGCCCCCACTACCCCCTCTACTACACGAACCTATCCGATATTAATATGTTATTAGAGAACCCGATGTGCATTCGCCACGCCCACGAACATTTGATGCGAATACGGAAGACCCCTTACCAGATCGACGAATTCATCAAAAATATCAAAAGTCTTGCATAAAGACCACAGGTTCTCGAACCACGAACTGCATACATCCCCGCGTGAAATGTTCGTACGATTCCGCGTCAAACTGTCGCTGCCCATTGATGTCGATCACCGAATTCCAGGCGTAAACCAGACAATCCCGGTCGTCGGGTAAACACCGCGAAAAGTTGATGATCCGAGCCCTTCCTAAGAGCGCTGCCAAAATGGAGAACGTGGAATACTTGACCCCCTGTATGATGGCTTTGCACCTGGATAGTGCGAACATGTCCAATATAGCTCGGGCATTATCATACTGGGCCAGAGGCGCGTCGTTGAGCTCCACAATATCGATAGGTTTATCTAGGGCGTGCATTTTTTCAACTATATGGGCTTTCCATTCGGCGTCTTCGCTCACAATCAAAAACGTCGGATTATCCTCGGTTTCTACAATGGTACGTACTGTGTCCAACAGGTTACGAATGATCGTGTCAAATTCGTCATGGGAGTTTTCGTGGGATGCACAGTGGTTCTCGCGGACCTTGTCGGTCTTACGTAGATGGATACCATAGGCGCGATCAAGCTTTTCGGGCAAGTTCTCGAGAACCCGGGGCGAGGGCCGGATCAGTTCTTTGGCACATTCCGCGTAAAACTGTGAAAATGATTCGAAGCTATGATCGAGGCCTCGGTCACAGAGCGCACGATAGATCTTGTAGGGGCTCAGGGATACCGACGGATTATATTCGTCAATATACTTGATCGGGGGCGGCTCTTGACCATGGTGCAAGGTGATCCCGGAAAAGGCAAACAATTGTTCGTCGTAGCGGTTGTTACCCCAGGGGAATTCGCGGACATCGCCATTGAGATCAATCGTGGCCTGGCATCCGAGAACTTTACAAAAAACATAGACCCCGATGGCGTCCAATAATTTGTCTCCTAAACCATTGAGACACCTGAAATAAATATTATCCATTACCGCCTCTTATCTTTACATCTATATTTTGTAAAAATAAGAATAACTTATATTACTCCTCCTTCTCCTCCTTTGTTCCGACTTTACCCTCCTCCTTGCGCTTAATATAGGCTCGGTGGCGGTACTCCTTCAATTTCTCCGGGTTCTCCGTCTTGAGCTTGTTTAAGTACGCTTTGGCGTTCTCCTTTACCTTCTCCTTATTCTGTTCGTAATACTTCTTATGACGAGCATTATTCGTATATTTTTCTAATTTTCCCTTGCATTCTTCGTACTTCGCACGGAGTTCTGTCATTTGTTTGGTGTATTCTTTCCATTGCTCCATGGTAGGCAAGTTGTCGGTCGACGGATTCATTCAATATTATATAATATTATATACATCTACGAATATAATATTTTTACGCTAAAATAACGCAGTAGGGGGGACCGGTCCACGGACCCTATTTACGCGGCCAGGCGGAGACCACCGACCAGGTTAGCACCCACCACCGCGCCTAAACCCTGGCGGCCCGAGACACCGGCCGAGGGGATGAACACGTCCAAGATAGAGAACACCGCCGCCGCCGTGAGGGCGATGATCACAATCTCCTCCACGTTCAATTGCTTGCGAGGGATCAAGAGGGCGACCAGCGCCACCGCGAGACCTTCGATAATGTATTTAATAGCGCGCTTAACAAGCTCGTTGAAGTCAAACGTAGCAGCCATCTGTATGTTTATTATATATTATAATGGAATATATTATGATACAGAAATCACTTAAATAATTAATGGCCTAGGAATGTACTAAAGAATTCAGATGGCGAAACCCGGTACTTACGAACGGAAAACCCTCCCCAACGGGAAAAAGAATCCTAAATACATTGATTTGTGTGACGAAGACCCCGCGATCGCCGGGCAAAAGTTTTGTTGCATGTCGTTTGTCAGCCCCGACAAGATCCTAAAGAAGCGGGAAATCTTCCTGTTTGACCAGTTTGTGCAACAGTGGGATTTCTCTAAATCCATGGAAAAGTACATGGATTTTATCCACTTCGTTTCTTACAAGTATAATTTGAAGGTCGATGACGTGGTCGCGGATTTCAAAGATTTTACTAAAGAAGAGGAGGAAAAGCTTCGTAAGTGCAGTGTGGAGGACGACTACAAGAATTTTATGGATAAGAATGAGGACAAGCTGAATGAGCAGTTCAACCGCGAACATGCGTTCCAGACTTCGGTGCGGGGTCTCAAGATCCGGGGGGTGTACCCTACACAGGAAGAGGCCCAGAACAAGTGCGTGGCGCTCCGTAAACAAGATCCGAACCACGACATCTTTGTAGGCCCGGTGGGGATCTGGATCCCCTGGGACCCGGATGCGTACAAGACGGGCAATGTGCAGTTTTTGGAGGAGGAACTGAACCAACTGCACCAAGAGAAGATCAAGAACGAGACGTATGCTAAACAGGAGTTTGATAAGCGCGTGCTGGAGACGAAGCGTAAGGCGATCGAGGAGAACATCAAGCTGGCACAAAAGAGCGGTAATGTGTTGACCCAGACCATCGATGAAGATGGCAATTTGATCGGGGTTAAGGAGAAGGTGAATTTTGAAGAACGCGAGGTGGCGACGTCGGAGGGAGCCAAAGCACATAGCGATGCTGTACTCAAGCAGGGAACCAACGGGCAGGGAACCGACGGTTCCCCCGCACCCCCTCCCTCAACTGATAACATTACTGTTACCATCGATGACAAGGACGATGTTGACAAGGTGGATTAAACAATATTCTTAATTAGGTTATTCAAATAGTTAACATAATTAAGGGAAGGATCGTAAGGGAACCGTAGGTTCCCTTACTAAAGTGATTTATGAAAAACTACATAGAAACGTTGGGGGATTATAATGCTAAGTAGTTCGCGCGTAGACCGAGCGCGGAGGCGAATGAAACTGTTTTGTGATATTATTCGTGAGATATCTGGTCGCGACGCGACCGTGGACCCTTTCGCCCAAATACTACTAACGACGTTGTTTGATGCTTTCAGACCTTGTGTGCTTGTATCTCTTCCATTCACATCACGTACCAAATTTGATTTATTGGAAACTGTTTTAAATGATAAACAACTGTCTGAGACAACAAAATCAGAGTTCAGTTCAAAGTTCTGCGAATCGCAAAAAAGGTTTTGGACTTTGCATCATTTCTTTCACACCCATCGAATAAGGGTACGTAGTAGTATTAGTAAGTAGGTGTAGTAGGATTGATTATTGTATGGACATTTGGACCTGTTGACCTCTGATGCATTGTGTTCGTTTTTGTTTCTTATTCAAAAACTTTCACACTTATCCATCACTATTGTATGTTTTTCACAAAACATTTTTATGGTATATGGTCTTACCATAAAAATGTTTTTTTGCACCACCAACTTGTGGGGCAAAACAATAGTTGTTACGTTAGTTACTTGTGGCACTAGTCTCCGTGGCAGCGGCTGCTGCCAACCTCTTTTTCTCCTTCTGGTTCAAATAAGCCCTTCTCGCGTATTCCTTTCGCTTCTCCGGCGTGACTTTTTCTCTATAATATTCCTTGTTTCGGTTCAACATTTCCTCTTTGTGTAACTTATAAAATTCCCGATTACGCTCGGGTGCCGTGTATTTTTTCAACTTTTCTTTGGTCTCTTTCAGCTCCGCTTCCAGTGCTGCGCATCTTTTTGTGAGTTCTTCGATCCGGCTTTCGTCACCCATATACACTTATTCCTAAATAATCCTTATATAATTTATGCAATATTATATAAGGACCTGATTACCTCTGTTACCACTTGTTCTTCTTCACATTAATTGCTTGCCCTTGTTTTTTCTTACCTTTACTCGGGTCATATTCGTCTTCTTCCGAATCGTCTCCAAGATTCTTCGATAATTCCCAGAATTCTTTAGATCCCAATTTGAAATCCGGGTGATCCTGAGCCTTGTACCAGAAAACCTGATCGTTTAATTTATTCGACTTTGAATTGTTCGAAATCACCAAACACTCGTAGTTCTCGGTCGTCTGATCCATGACTGCACAAAAGCTTTCCAACGTTGGGAACATGGATGCATAATTCTCCCAAATTCTTTTCCGGTTGGTCAAATACGGCTCTCTCAGTATGAAAACATAATCAATGTTTGTTCGAAGATTAGGCGGTATACCTAATGGATACTGCATACAAATACATAAAAATACCTTCCACGGCTTACCATTTATGGTAAGGTTAGACTATATCTTAAGAGATCATTTGAGACGGTCAATCTCATCACCCCCACCTCCGTTTAGTCGTTGAACCTTCCCCATATCCTTACCTTGTAGGGAAACCTACGGTTTCCTCAGGGCGCCTATGGCGCCCAAGGGTTGAGCAGCTTCGCTGCTCTGACCCCTACGACCCCTTCCCTTACCATAAAAATTGGTTAGAATAATTTCTCAGTGTTGAAAAATCGGGTCTTAGGATTACCATAGCACCTTACCACGGAGTTAGGGGCTTGGCTGCGGATTGTCTTTATTTCCTACCTTTTTACTCTACCCAATGCGGTTAACATTGGCCACTGCAATATTTCTACTGCAGTTTAGTAGTAAGAACCTAGCAAGATGTCCCCGCAATTTGGACGTGTCGCCCCAAAAAATAAAAAATAACGTTTTTTGGAACTAGCCGGACTTTTTATCCGACTGACACCGGACGACTGCATTTATGCAGCCAATATTGGTCAATGTCTTCCATTCATGAACAAGAGACGCATAAGCTTATCACGCGTCCAGCTTTGGTCGTACAAGCAATCGTCTAATATCACAAACGTGCGGGGATCGATCGTAGTTTTACGAAACTGTTGAATCTCATTATTAACTTGTTTTAGCACCGTTCGTTGACGACGCAAAATGTTCTCAATCAGCACCGTATTGTATTCCTCATGAATAAATAATTTGGGGACATGTTTGGAGTAAAAACCGTTACCTGCCTCTGTCCCCGAAATCACGGTACCAATCGGTATATCCTGATGATAATACAAGAGGTCCCGCACCAAGTACGATTTACCAGTGTCACGGCGACCTATCATCACGATCACCGGACCCTTATTCTCATCCGGCTTGAACGTGATGGACCTCATGTCAAACTTTTTTAGTTGTAATGTCATGTAGACAACAACGTATATTCTACTAAAACATTTTTAGATGCAAACCTGAACACGAGCCCACCTAACACGTTGGATTCGACTAAATATAAATATGTCAAGCACTTATACGGTTTTAGATTAAAAATGACCGAAAACAGCGGGAAATTTTGCATCAACTACACGAAAATCAAACCGGTAGATTGGAAAACTTTAGAAGAAACCTATGTCCCTACCCCGGAAGACACTGTCTATAACTACAATCCCTATTCGGTCCGGCATATTCAAAACTATAATCCCATTTATAATGTATTTTTCAAGCTCAACGAGAACAATTACAATCGCATCGCCTTGAATCACCCCTACCATTTTATCGACCCCCACACATCAATACACTACGAAAATAAGGAGATATGTCGCCAACCTATTTTTATAAAATATTCCCCCCTGCTAGACCCTTATCGCTACATGACAGGGAAATACAAACAAAGCGCCAATAATTTGACGGTTCTCCCCAAACTGTATTCGAAGCTCTACGATAACGGTGTGGAACCACATAAAAAAATCGTCGACGCGAACAACGCCTCCTATATCGACAATTTTTTCTGCTTCCTTTCCAGCAAATTTGCCCATCAACACCGATTTGCCCACGGCCTGGATTATTTCGGATCCTGGTTAGGTATCCAAGACGTATTTAAGGTCAATATTAGTGATGATCTGGAATTCCTACAATCCTCCGATTATTTCTTAGAGAACCTCGGGAAACTGTTTACTGTGACTAAAGAAGCCGCCTGCGAAGACTTTTTTAGCTACGGATCACGGGCCAACCGGGCAAAATTACAAATATCGAATGACGACGATGTGGTTCTCTGCCCGGATACCTTGGAGCCTTTGGACCCTTCGGATCCTTTGGAGCCTCTGAAACCTTTGGACCCTTCGGATCCTTTGGTCGGTCCAATTGAGGAAGTTTACGAAAAAACCACACACCATACGTCGCCCGACACCGAAGACTCGGCCGAATCGTCCGATTCCGACTCGAATCACGACGACGGGGAGGGTAGCGACGAGGGCAACGAGGGCAACGAGGGCAACGAGG